TTTGCTTTAGATCCTGTTGCTGTTGCAGAAGCACAGAGGCAAGAGCAGGCTGGTAATGACAAGACGCTTAAAAAAGAAACTACTAATTTAGATTTAATTCTTAATGCTCTTAAGAAAACTGAGCAAAAAGAACAACAAAGAATGGCGTTTCATATTGACCCATATGAATCCAGAACAGGGTATGGTGGGCTTTATCGTCAAAAAATGGGATTAACTCCTAATCATGTACTTAGAAAGATTGCAGGACCTCAAGGTGATGATTTAGTTAATCAGATTTTACAAGCTAGAGCAAACCTATTAGCATCTTTTGGCCGTCCAAGAACTTCTAGATTTGCTGTGGGTTTTGAATTTCAGGAAATTAATAAAGATATTTCAGAATCAGAAGAATCTAAAGTAGAACAAATAAAAGAACGTATTGATAAGGTTAAGGAAATCTTATGGAATTGTGGTTTTAAAGGTTTGGATGAGGATTGGCATCCAAATTTATCTCAATTTTTGAAACAAATAACAAGAGATGCCTTGACCGTAGGGTATTGTGCGATTGAATTTGTGTATGCTTCTGATCCGAATGACCCAGAAAAACAGATATGTCATTCATTTAGAGCTGTAGACTCTTCAACTATATTTAGAATTATGCCTTCTCATAAAAGAGATAGAACTAAAAGAAAACAAGCTCTTGAAATGCTTCAACAGATTGAAAATAAAAAGTTTGATACAGATAAATTTGATAATGATGAATATAAGTGGTGTCAAGTAATTAATGGTCAGACAGTCCAGGTTTTTACTGATAAAGAACTCACAGTATATAATTTATATCCTACGACTAATGTTGAATTTAACGGTTATCCTTTGACTCCAATTGATCAGGCTTTGAATGCCATTGCTACTCACATTAATATAACGCTTCATAATAAATTGTATTTTGAAAATGGTAGAGCTTCAAGGGGGATGTTGATTTTCCAATCAGATGATATAGATGAATCGACTATCCAGAAGATTAAACTTCAGTTTCATCAATCAATTAATTCGGTGCAAAACTGTTTACATGGGTCAAGTTCTATCTGGACTAAGGAAAAAGGTCAAGTATCTTTAGAGGATTATTTGTCAGGTTCTGAAGAAAAAATAGCCAATATTTGGACTGGTACTCAGTGGGCTAGCGGACTTATATACAAAACCGATGAAAAAAGACTAATTGAAACCCATATGAGAAACGGTATTACACTTAAAACGTCACCAGATCATAGATTTAGGGTACTGGGAGAAAATGGAGATCCTATCTGGAAAGAGCAAAGGGATCTAGTGGTTGGTGATTATGTACTGTCCAATAAGAAGAATCCTGTAGTAGAAGATCTTCCACTATTCAACGGTAAAGAAGTTACCCCAGAACTCATGGAAGTTTTTGGTTGGCTAGCTGGGGATGGTAATCTGGGAGATAGATGTATAGGGCTTTATTACCACCATTCAAAAGAACAAGATATTCGACAACGTCATGCTGACATATTGAAAGATTTTGGTCTGGATTTCACAATAAAAGATGAAAAAAGAACTCCAGAGCAAATAGAACATATTAAAGAGAAGTACGGTTTTAAGTCAGTAGCTTCAGTAGTTACTTCTTTGGTTCTTAATTCAAAGGAAAGTGTTGGTTATTTTAGAGAGTTAGGGTTTAATCTGTCTAAAGATGGCAAAAATGTCCCACAATGGGTTTATACGTTACCTGAAAATCATAAGTATGCTTATTTAAGGGGTCTGTTTTCAGCTGATGGCAATAATGCAAAACTTCGTAACCCAGAAATAACTATATGTAATGATAAAACACGCAATGAAGTGAAATTATTATTATTATCTGCTGGTATCAGAACTAACTTATCAGAGGGTAAAAACAAGATCACCATCAAAGGGCCTAATAGAGAATACATAGAAGCTAAAAGCGTATTAAGAATCAAAGATAAGTTGGATTTCTTCAATAAAATTGGGTTCTTACAAGGTCACAAACAACCAAATAAAAAAGTTTTTGCAAAAAATAAAACTGTTAATGATAAACTGCCCAGAAATGCAATTATCCATTATTGCAGGGAAATCTTAGAATTCGATAAAAAAGAAAAAAACTTGACTTCTAAGCAACGTGGGTCAGTTCAGTCTATAGCTTATGGGGACACCTGTTCTCGTCCTAGATTGATCAGATATATGGAAAAAGCCAAGTATCCGGTTCCTACTCATCTAACTGATTATAATATGGAAGAAGTCGTTGATATTGTAGATACAAAAGAAATGGTCCCAATGTTTGATGTTAGTATTAACACTGAAGATCATATGTTTGTATCGGATGGCTTTTGCCTTCATAACAGCTGGAGAATGCCTGTGTTCGCTGTAGGGAGCCAAGATAACGTTACGTGGCAATCCATCGACATGAGTGGAAGAGATAAGGAATTTCAGTATCTTAGCGATGACACTGCAAGGGTTATCCTAGGTGCCTTTCAGATAGCTCCAGATGAACTACCTGGATATGCTCATTTGTCTAGAGGAACAAACACTCAAGCTCTTTCTGAATCCGATAATGAATATAAATTAACGGCTGCAAGAGATGTTGGACTAAGACCTTTAGTTTATGATTTCCAAGATCTTTTCAATACGCATATATTGCCTAAATTTGATAGAGAACTTAGTAGGTCTCATCAAATGGTATTTGCAGGTCTAGAAGAGAATAGTCCAGAACGTGAAGCTACTAGGCTAGGTCAAGATATGCAACTTCATATGACCTATGATGAAGTTCTTGAAATGGTTGAAAAAAATAAAATTGGTAAAAAATTAGGTGGAGATCTTCCTCTTAATCAGGCTTTTCAGATGTCGATTAGCCCTTATTTAACAGTAGGACAAATATTAGAAGAATTCATGGATGTTGAGGGTGCATCTTCAGATCCTCGTTTCAATTATGTGCGCGACCCATTCTGGTTCCAATACCAACAAATATTGATGCAAAAAGTTCAAATGGCTATGCAACAACAAATGATGCAACAACAGGCCATGCAACAACAACAAATGGGTGGGGATGTTCCTATGGATGATGGAAGTGGGGCTCCTGTAGAGGAAAATCAAGAGGGATCTCCTGAAGAAGAAATGGCACCACCACCTGAAGATCAGCAGGTCCCCCCTGATGCTGACCCAGAACAGGCTCAACAGATCCAGCAAGAAAACATGGCAATGAAAGAAAAATGGCTACAAGATAATTATGAAAGATTGAATAAAGGTATTAAGAATAATCATGATAAAATTACTCGTATGATACTTAAAAGGCATAAAGAAGTTACTGATAAAAACTTAGATGTGTGGGAAAAAGAGTCCAAAAAAGCAATTCATGACATTCTCGATACCGTAAAGGGAAAGAAAACGAAGAAGTAGTAAATGGATCTTTATTTAAATCAAAAAAAAGAAATTACTAAGATTATTGAGCATATGTTTAATCTTCTTAAGGTTCGTTTTTTGGGTACTATGTTTACTGGTCCTAAGATCTATTTTGAAGTTTTAAAAGACGTAAAACCATCCGAAACTCTAGAAGGTATGTATAGATATGCTTTGGGGCTAACAACTGGTGGTGATATTGATCCTGACAAAAGACGTATGAAGAAGTTAGCGTCTATAACTAATAATTATATGGAAGCGGAAAAACTAAAGACGGTCAATAAGGTTATAATGGGTATTGAGTCAACCGATTCTATCGATGAAGCATCTGATAAGATAGAAAAAGAGTTAGATAAAACTTCAAAGTATATAAAAAAGCTAATGGTTACAGAAGCAAGGACCACTCAGGCATATGCTGAAAAAGAAGGTATTGAAAGGCTAGGAGCCACTGTTGGGGATGAAGATCCTACCATCGTCAAACTCGGAGTTATAGATTCCAAGACTTGCAAAATTTGTAAAAAACTGTGGCATGAATCTGATTTGAGGATACCTAAACCTTATAAGTTATCACAGCTAAAGGGTGGATATTGTGACATGAAACACCCAGAACCTACGATAGGGCCAACACATCCTAATTGTTTTGATAAAGATACAAAAGTACTAACGGGGCGTGGTTGGTTGTTCTTTAGGGATATTACACCAGATGATGTGTTTTTAAGTGTTGATCCGGATACTGAGACTGCATCTTGGGTGAAACATAAAGGTCTTGTGTCATACAGATATGATGGCGACATGACTCATATAAAGAACCATAGGGTCGATTTGATGGTCACACCTGATCATACACATGTGATTCGAAAAAGAAGGGGAAAAGGCTCTTCAAGGTATTATTCTTTGGTGCTATCAAGATTTGATGAAGTTAATAAGTCAGATGCTATCTCTGCAACTATACCCAAGTGGAAAGGTGTGGATAGCAACCCTGTTTTTGATGGTGAAGAGTGTGATATATATGTATTTGCAGAGTTTTTGGGCTATTATCTCTCTGAGGGGTGCGTTATACATGCATCAAAGAACACCTCTAGGGTGGAGATCTCTCAGAAAAAATACCCAGAGCCTATGATAAAAAGCATGCAAGCTATTTTTAATAAGGATAGTGTCTATTTCAAACACAATAAGATGATCCATTGGATAAAAACCGACAGTGAGTTTTGTCATTTCTTACGAGGGTTCGGAAAAAGTCATGAGAAGTATGTGCCTAAAATAATTAAGGATGCTTCTAAGGAGGTGATTCGGGTGTTCTTGGATGCTTTTAACTTGGGCGATGGGTCAAAAAGACTTGGTAGAGGGATAGGTATCCACCCAGAAATCACCTATCATACATCATCATCACAACTAGCGGCTGATATAGGGGAACTAATATTAAAGCTTGGAAAAAAACCGACTTACTCTCATCAAAAGCCAAAACCAGTAAAGCACCATAATGGTACACATACCGCTAAAAGAGATTCCATAACAATTAGAGAGAATAGGTTTCCATATTCAAGGATATCCAATTGTGAGGTGAAGCAGGTGCCATATAGTGATTATGTCTATGATGTGGAGCTAGAAAAATGGCACACGTTGTTTGTTAAAAGGAACGGGAGAGTCGCTTTATCTGGAAATTGCCGGCACGTTCTAACCTATGTACCTAAGAATTTTGGATTTGACTCTAACGGTAACCTTAAGTTTATATCGTTTGGTTATGACTATTATGAAGACAAAAGGGATAAATAATGGGAATGATAATTGATGGAATAGCTTCCTCAGAAACAATTGATTCTTCTGGTGAAATCCTTAAAATCGAAGGTCATGACATTTCTGATCTAGTGGAAGGTCGTGGAGTCCTTAATTGGGAGCACAACAATGACAGTCCTGAGGATATTATAGGCAAAATTATATTCGCTAAGAAGATATTCACAAAAAAAGACTGCGAAAACGACCGTGAAAGGATGTATTGGGATACTTGTAAGGTGCCTTTTGTTTATATAAAATCAGAGCTTTTTGACGATGAAGAGCATTCAGGGGCAATAGCAGCAGCAGCTATTATACGATACTACCACAAACGGGGTGAAAAGATATTGGCAGGTTTTAGCATCGAGGGTGTGACCCTGGATAGGGTTGATAACCAGCTAGAACGAACCGCTGGACGCCGCGCTGCGCTCACTTTAAAGCCCTGTAATAAAACAGCTATTTCGGGAGTACTAGAAGATCCTGTATTAGATGAATCTGTTAAAAAATACATGAACACAGACAAAGTTATCAACGCTAAATTATATGAGGTTGATTCTTGTATACTGGAAGATATTGAAAAAATTGAAAAGAGCGAACTAGACCCTGTACAAGACCTCAAAAACACCTTGCTAGAATTGCAAAAAACGCTAACCGCTGGTAATTATAATGTTGCTCCATCTCAGTTAACAAATGGTTCATCATTGCAGACAGAACATTTTGCGGGCACCAATAAAAAAGACATGAAAAATAGACTTAAAGCAGCTGTAAGGGATTGGCCTAGGACTAGACCACTGAAAGAGTGGATTAAAGCAGCTCTACCCGAAGTAAGTGATGAGTATGTTGATCATTTTACAGATTTGGCCCATGAAATATCGCTAAAAAAAGGTCAAAAACCTTTATCTAGGGTTGGTATAGAGCATTCTCGTAATAAGAATGCCAATGATTCTCAAAAAAGTCTTATAAATGGTATTTACACAGGTCAGTCAAATGATGTTCTAACGGACACAGGAAGATCTAATCCTAAGGTTTTTCAAAATGATGCAGGTAATTCAGTATTGGTAAAAGAGCACCACCCAGATCTTGGAGACCACAATACAGCAAAACATGCAACCAACTACTATCATATGGCCAATAATTTTTTTGATATGGCTGATCATGTACCTACAACTAATCATTTTGATCATGATGACTTTAAAACTCATTCTAATAAATCGGCTCAGGCAATAGATTTTCGAGATACTGCTGAATCAGCTTTTTCTCCAAAAGCAGATGAATATCTTAAGACTGCTAGGGAAGACGGCTCATTACATAAATTGGCTTTAATGGATATGGTAACTGGTGGAAATTATGATCGTCACTTTGCTAATATATTATTTGATAAGGGTAAGGTGTTGCATATAGATAATGATGATTCTTTTACTTATAAAAAAGCTCCTGCTGTCCCTCATTACTTTAATTGTGCTAGTGAAGATGGAACAGAAAATATAGGTATAGGGGGAGATACTCTTCATAATGATGCAATGATCTGGTTGGGTAATTTAAAGCCAAAAGCAATGATGCAAGAGATGAAACGTGTAGGTATGGATAGGAATCAGTTGAGAGAGGCAGCAAAAAGACTTAAAATTTTACAACATCCAACATCTAGAAACAAGACTATTCAAGAATTATTTACGTTGACAAACAACGATAAAGAGGAATAATTATGCAAATATATGCAATCAAATCTATATATAATGCGGTTCCATTAGCTGAGATTAGGACTGATGGAAAGAGAATTGAGTTTATTGTAGATAATACAGGAGGAAAGTTGCCTAAGACTTTTGATGGTGACTTTGAAAAAGCGAAGAAGATTGTAGCCAAATCTCATCATATAAAGATGGAACACCCCCAAGAAAACGTTCCAGGTTTGCTTAGATATGTTTTGGAAAATAATGATATTATAGAAATGACAACAGACGGTAAAACATCTCTATTAAATGGAGAGCTTCTAACTGGTCAGGAAAAAGAAGCCTTATTCTATGCGTTATCAAATGGGCATCTAAAGGTCAAGCAGAAAGCTGATCTAGAGTCTCCAATTATGATTAAACCTAAAATTATGAGATCTCTAGCCAAGAAAAAAGAAGGCTTTGATCCAGCCTATCTAGCAGCTTTAAAAGAAGATAGAAAACAAAAAGAAGATAAACAGCAAAAGTCAGATATTAATTATGATTATTATATAGAAGATACATTTGCTAAGAATGAAGATGATAAAAAGTTAGCTTATGTTTTAAAATATGGTTTTAAAAAGGGGATATAGGAATGCCTAATACTGACAACTATGATATTGATATTCATTTAGATGATCAAGAAACTCAGTCAGATAATTTACATGGTATTGCTCAGGCAAAAATGCAAACTCCATCTGCGAATTGGTCTGATACGGATACTGAGCATGTAGGCAAACTGATAAATCATCCTAATGTAGCTTCTGACACATTGGGTAGTTTGTATTCTCATATGACGGATACGGGTATTAGTACTGACAGGGATCTTCCAGACATTGATTCTGATGTTTCTGAAGCGCTCTCACAAGTTCTTTCCAGTAAAAAACTCCCACTTCATGCAGCTGAGCATTTTTTAGATAATTATGGTAAATTTATTAATGACAGTAGTTTTCATGATCATATTTCAGCCGCAGCTCATCATGATAGTATGGATCAGGACAGAATTGACAAAACAGCAGAAGCTGCTTTAGAATATATTAAGAGTGATGGCAATTCATATACAACAGTTCCAGAATTGCCAGTTAGTGGTGATTTTATTACTAAATTTTTAGAACAGAATCAATTGGATCTAGCTAATGGAAAATACAGTATAAAAGAGTTTGCTAAAGACGCTCTTGCATCGAAAAATGCGTATTCCAATGAAGAGTTTTCTAATTCGATGCTAGACTATCTAACGAGCAATAAGAGTACATTTTTACATCCTGATGTTGCTGCTGGTATGAGGCAATCTTTTGTTAAGAATAATCACAACTTATCATCGCAACACTTGGAAGATTTCTTTAATTCATCAAATGATAATGATGATATCAGAACTCAGATTTTATCGGATCAAAAAACAGATCCATCTTTTTTAACGAAAATAGCTTTATCTAAAGATTTGTCTTCTGTTGATTATGATCAGCCTTTTGTAAGGGGAGCAGCTATAGCTAATCCTAATCTTCCAAGGGAGATAATAGATAAACTTATTAATGATTTTGATCCAGAAAATCCAGATATAACAGCTAGAAGTTGGAGCAAAACAACAACGTTACATAATCTTTTGGAAAATCCAAATATTACAGAGGATGACATTTCTAGTATTTATAGTAAGGGTATTGAAAAAGAAGCTCTTAGACATGAAAAAGCAAGACCAGAACTATTTGAAGATTTTTATACTAAATCTGATAAAAAGACTGATGATACTAGATTTTTAATAAATAACGATAATACTCCTTCATCTGTATTAAAAGATATTGTATCTAAAAATAAAAATCAAGAATTAGCTGTTAATGCGTTGAGCCACAATAATTCAGATATGAGTGTTGTAGAGGCAGGTTTGGCTCGTAGGGCAAAAAATGTTCAAGAAGCAGCAGCAAGACATCCTTTTGTAGCAAAACAACAATTAAAAGCAAGAGTTGAAAGTGGAGTTTTATCTCCAGAAGATTTTATACAACAGGAAAAAGATAATTATGGTGAGATCGATTCAGAAATGGCCCAAATATTGAATAATAAGATAAAAAGTATATCTTCAGATGAGCTACATGGTAATCGTGATGCTAGATATGCTAAATTCTTTTTAGCTACAGATAACGGTATACCAAATGAAATAAGAAGTAAAAATAAAAGTGAAATTATAAAATTATTTACAAATTCGATACAAGATTTTAAAAGCCTTAAAGAAAATGAAGATTCAGCTAAAAGTGTCATTCCTTATGTTAAAAAATTGGCAGAAGAGTTTGGCGACTTGTCCGCTCAAAAAGCTATGGCATCTAATATTTCCTCACTGCTTAAAGCTAATCCGGATTCTACAGTTTATGGGCCAGAATTTACGGATACAGCAATTGAATCTATAATGTCTTCAAAAGACCTTTTGGAAAATGTAGATATTACTGATGTTGAAAATCTGTCTTCTAAATTATTATCGAATCCTAACATGTCTAAAGAAGTTTTTGAAAAGTATGCTATAACTCCTGATTTTTTGTCAAATAGCAGTCAGTTTATGCATCCTGATTCTGGGTATCGATATAGAGATACTCAGCCAGAAGTATCTGTTTTTGATTATAGATTTAAAGATATGTCACCAGATGATAGAAAAAAAGAATTTGAGAAAATAGAAAGTTTCATTAAAGATTTTCCACCAGAACAAGTTTCAGCACTTAACTCATCAATCGTTTCTTCTGCCAGCAGTCCTAATGAGATGTGGAATAAAGCTGTGAAAAATGTTGATCCCGAGACAAAGAGGAATCTAATACAAGAAAATATAATTAATTTTATAGATAAGATGGATTCT